AATTGATTTGTTAATAGAATTTTTTACAAAACTTTGAATACCTTGTGAACTTGGGAAAGTTGATGAAGTTAATTCAATTTCGTTTAGTTCTCTAAGAACATCGTTTGTTAATGTTAGAAATGAAGTTGCCATTATTTTTTACCTTTAGCTTTTTTCTGTGCTGTTTTACTTAAGTCTTTAAAGTGAAATAACTTTACACTTGTTTTAGTGTGTGATTTGTTTGTATGTAAATCTCCATTAGGCATTTTATGAGAGTTGCCTTTATGTTCAGTTCCATCTTTTTTGTAATGTGCGACACCTTTCATATTAGCAAGGCTTTGCTTTAGGCATAGCTTCTCCACCTGCACTGTATGTCATACGTCCACCACCATAAGCTGTTGTCCTTCCATGGGGGTCTGGAAGTCGGTTGGGCATTGGTGCAGGTCCAGATGAAGGTGCATTCCTTCCTCTTTTTTTTGCTCTTTGTTTTTTTATTCTTTCTCTAGAAGCTTTTGTTGTTCCGGGTTTTGCCATTTTATTTCTCCGATTTGTTTTATTTTTTTAAAAAGTGTAAGGGAGAAGCGAACATAAAATTCCTTCTCCACTTACGAATTGGTACTAGGTAATGCCCTAGACTATATTACTAACCCGCTTGAGTTGTTGTAATACCATCTTGAACTTTACATTGTCCAGTAAGATACCAGTTAGTGCCATCAGACCAGACATGAACAAAATCTCCATGAACTGCTTTACTAGCTACTAATGAAATAGTATCTGCATCTGTAACTGTAGCTACACTACCTGCTGCATCTTCCGGAGAAGATACGTTACCCACAATAATATTAGCACTTGATGCTGTTACTATTGTATGAGTACCTGTAGGTTCTGTTGCTCCAACATAAAACCAATACTCTAAACCTGCTGCCGGAGCGGGTAGAGTTGAGACTTTAGCTGCTGCTACGTTCATTACGAAACGAGTTCCTGACTCTGCTGCTGTAATTACATTAGCTGCAACTACTGCTTCAGTGTCTGAAGGTTTTTGGATTTTTTCAGCTAATACACGAACATCAACTGTTCTTGCTGAGTTACGTCCAGTATCTCTTATATTTTCGATTGTCATATTATTTACTCCTATAAACTTTATGCGTTAAACAAAGAGGAGGAGTCCGAAGACTCCCCCAAGTTTTAGTAGTTAGTCAATTCCGTAGAATGCACTAACAATCGCTTCATCTCTAAGTACTTTTGCACCAAAAACATGAAGTCCTCTCACAATGTCACCAAACGATGTTGGATCTCTTAACACTTCTGTTGATAGAATTGTGTTAGCAGTCGCAGTAGATGAAATTTGACCTGCCAAAACTTTACCTGCAGCATTAGATGTTGCAGCTATGTTATTTGACTTGTACATTTCAAATCCACGAAGTTTTCCACTAGAAACTAATCCGTTTCTAATTGAACCTTGTCCACCATTATAGTCGACAGATAACAATTTAGAACTAGATTGTCCTAATACTTCATAGAAATCAGGACTTGCAACAAACCAACGACCTTCTTCAGGTACGTTTTGTTCGTCTAATAGTCTTGACATTCTACCCATAAGGTCTAACGGGTCATGTTCGTCAGAACCAAAACCTATGTCTAGATTACCTGTTCCATCAAGTGTTCCGGCAGCTAAATCAGTAGCTGAGTCAGAACCTAACACGTGGTTAGGTGATGAGGCAGATAGACCTGCAAACATAGTTACAAGTACAGCAGCATCGTAAGCATCTTTCAATGCGTATGCAGCGGAGCTTGAAGCAACTTCTTTGAAGTTGACATGTGACATGTTAGTTTCAATATCGTCTACAACGAATTTGAAAGCATTAGCACTGTCAACAACTAGAGATGTTTCAGCATCTGTAAGCATGGTTTGAGTAGTATCGGTATTTCTTGTGTACGCTGACACTGAAATAACGGGTTCTTTTATAATTTTAACTGAGTCTCCGAACGCAGATATCTCACCGGAATAATCGGTGTTAGTAATAGCTTCAATTACCGAGGCTTTTCTAAAAAAGTTTAAAACCTTTTTAGAGTAAACCGAAGGTAAAAAGAAACTATTAGTTTGTCCTGCAACGGAGTTAGCAAAGTTACTATTGGTATCCGTGGATGCTTCAAAAAATTGAGCCATGGGATATTCTCCTTGTAGTTATTATAGTTTATTAATTAAACTATATAGTTTATTTTATGATCCTGCCTTGTTGCATTGCTTCGCTGATTTCACTTTCGTATTTATCAAACTCCGCTACGCTCATTGCAGAAATCTCCTTTTCTGACCAAACTTTCTCTTGCTTTGCATTTACACTAGTTGTTTTAGTGGAAACCATATCAGCAGCAGATTGCTTGGTCGGTTTTGAATTTGACTGTTTCTTATTAGAAGCTTCAATTCCAAAATCTTTTTTAAACAAATCAAGAGCACGAGAGGCTAAATCAGCATCATCGGTATTTCCTGTTATCCATTGTTGAATAGACGCAGGCTGTTCCTTTGTCCAATCTTGAAAGGTATCGCTATTTTTGATATCTTCAAAATCGGGATGATTATCAGCTAACCTTTTTAAAGCGTCTTGTTGCATTAAATGTTGTTCTCTTTCTTGGAGTTGACTAAGACGTTCTTCTAGAACTTTTGCCTTAGATTCGCTTTGTAAGTGAGCTACAGTTTCTACAACTTCGTACACATCAGGATATTCTTGTTTAAATGCTTCAAGTTCTTCAGGAGACTTCGGAGTATTATATTCAGTTCTATTTTTAGTAGCTTCTTCTAATAACTCTTGTTCTCTAGTTTTAAATTCATTTAATCTAGAATCATAATGTTTCTTTAAATCATCATATCGTTTTTTATAGTTAGGACGTTTGTAAGGTTTATCCTCACTCACTTCTTGTTCTACTTCTTCTTCTACACTTTGAGGGTCTGCTTCCGCTTCACCATCAGGTGTGAAAAATAAACTATTTGATGATACAAAAGGTTTTGTTTCTACTTCGTGCCAATCTTTTTTTGAATTATAAGGATTAGCTTCTTCTTCTTTTAAGACTTGTTCAGTCATTTTCTTTCTCCTACTCAGGGCTTCGTTCACAAGGTAGCTCTATGTCGACTAGAGGGCTTGTCTGTAAAGGTAGCCTTTCGGTTGTTGTTTGATAGAGTGCCTAATATTTTAGGGTAGCTCTACCGGTTATTAGCTTCTTACGTGTCTTTGATAAGGGTCGAGCATCATGTTTTCCTTAACTGCTTTACCTACTAGGTCTTCTTGTTGACGAGACATTACTGCTCCGTTATCAAGTGTAGCTTTAGTTACATTAATGTTTTGTTGTCGTGGTGCTTTGGGAGCAGCCATAACTTCTTTCTCTTCCTTTATCGGTCCACCTGCATAAGCCATTTGTCTTTCATTTACTGCAGCTTCAGCATCTTTCATCATAGCTTCTAAATTATCAGCTCCGATTTCTGCAGTTGCTTTAGTAGTAAAAACAAATTCTCCGTCCGATAGCCTTGCAGGTATCGAATCGGACACTCCAGAACCCGGACCATTAACTGGTCCAGACCCTGAGAATTCTGTTGCAACGTCTATTACCTTATCAAATATAAGAGATAATCTATCGTTGCTTTCTAATTGTTCCATTAAATATGTTTCTTCTTCATCTTCTAGAGCTTCATCTAATATAAAGTCTAGGTATCCATCTTCCATATCTTCGTCTGTTGACATTGTTTTTTCGTATTCTTTAGTTTCTTCTTGTGACATTAAAGAACCCATTTGAGCATCTATGTCCCCACCTTCAGCAAACATTCTTCTTTGAGAACTCATTTTATTTTGTATATCTTGATTTTGTAAAAACAAACCTTCTAATTGATTATTTAAAGCACTCTCTGTTCTTAAACGACTTTTTAATTTACGTGCTAGTTTTGCTATCCAACTCATTGTTCTTTCCTATTTACTGCTTCTAGTACTTCATCCCTCAACTGCTCTAGGTGTACCACTAAACGTAGTTTCCCCTGACTGCGGAACATTTCCTGTTCCGATGTTGCCACCGCCAGTGCCTGTAGCTCCAAGGTCTTGAGGTGATTGAGGTGCTCCTGTAGGGCTTCCCATACTTGGAGGTTGTTGACTAGTGGGGTCAAGCTCTTCGCCTGTTGTTTGTTGAGCATTTTGCATTCCTATTATTTGTGCCATCATTGCAGCTTCTTCAGGGTCATTAAGTATTTCATCAGGGTCTAAATCTAAGCTATAAGCTAGTTCACTTATGAGTTTAGAAATTTTAACAAACGGAGCAATAGCAGGACTCTGTGCAGTTTGTAAGAACATAGTAAGTCTTTGACTTCGTACTTCTTTCTGCATCAAGCTATTTGTTCCTGTAGCTTTAACTTCTAAATCACCTTTAACATCTATACCACCTTCAAAGAACTGCATGTTCCATTGAAAGTAGGACTCTCCTAAAGGCTTTAATAAAAAATCATCTAAGTTTTTTATAACTGTTTTAATGTTAAGACTGGATGCACCCATAAGCATTGACATACCTGATGCAGTTCTTGTCATACTTTGTACGCCTGTTTGACCATGCGAGTAACTAGGTATTCCTGTTTGTTCGTCTGCAAGTTGTCTGAACTTGTCAAACATCATCATGTTTTCTGGTGCAGTATTAGGAAACTTTAATCCATAAATAGATTGTCCCGGCATTCCTGCTTGTCTTCTAAATACTTTTCCCGGATATACATCCATTGATTGTCCACCTACTAAGGCAGACTCATCTACATCGAATACTAATGAACCGGCTAGTGCTAAGTTATCAATAGCCATTCTAGCGTGTCCGTTCATTATTTGT